TTCTGGGCGCGCCGCCGTCCTGGAAGTGGCGCGTCGACGTGATCCCGGCGGCGGGCACGAACGAGGTGACGATGTACGCCTCGGAGGGCGGGCAGGTGGAGTGGGTGCGGTGGAACCGCATCGACGCGGCGTCCAGCAACTGCGCGTCCGTTGTGACGCTGGTCAGCGGCGCCGACGGATGGGCCACGCCGCTGGGCACGCTGGCGGTCAGCAACGCATCGGCCGCCGTCAGCGCCGCGACAGGCTCGGCGGCGGCGACCAACGGGCAGTGGCGCACGGGCGACACGCTCACGGTCACGTCCGCGGGCGTCACGAACGGCACGGTTGCCGTCGGCTACTGGTACTACGAGTAACTGGAGGCCGGCCATGTGCAGCAGTCCAAGTGTCCCTAAAGCCGCGCCGCCGCAGGAGCCCATGAAGGAGGCGGCCAGCCGCTCGCTCGAGGCGTCCGACGCGGCGGCGCGCGAGCAGGCGCTCCGGCGCGGGCTGGCCTCCACGTTCACGCGGTTCGACACGCCGGCCGACGCCGGGAGCAAGACCATCGGCGGTTAACATGAAGCTCTTCCCCCGAACAGATCTCGAAGCGCTGCGCGGCTGGCTCGACAAGCGGGCCGCCTCGCTCAAGCGCGAGCGCGAGCCGCACGAGGCCGGTTGGAAGACGCTCTCCGAGCACTACGAGCCCGACCTCGGCCGCGCCCTCTTCGAGGACGATCCGGACGTGGAGCGCCGCGCCGCGCCGCGCCGCGACCGCAAGCTGCTGACCTCCACGCCGCGCACCGAGCTGCGGCGCATGGCGGCGGCCATGAAGTCGGGCACGGCCAACGAGTCGCGGCAGTGGTTCCGCCTGCGGCTCAAAGGGCAGGACCGCGCGCAGGCCGAGAACCCGGCGTGGACGCAGTGGCTCGACGCCGTGACGCGCGGCATGGCCGCGCTGCTCGACCAGAGCAACGCCTACGGCGCGGTCGGCCAGCTCTTCCACCACGCGGTCCTTTTCGGCCAGGGGGCCGCGCTGGTCACGGGCGACCATCCGGAGGACATCCTCGACGTGCGCGTGATCGACACGGGCGCGTTCTGGATCGGCAGCACGCGGCGCGGGCGCGTCGACGTGCTGCTGCGCCGCGTCTCGATGACCGCGCGCGAGATCCTGGAGGAGTTCGGCGAGAAGCGCTGCCCCGAGAGCGCGGCCCGCGCCTGCGAGGCGGGCAGCGACGAGCGGCGCTTCGCGCTCTGGAACCTGGTGTGCCCCAACGCGGGCGGACGATTCCCCGACCTGGACCGGGGAAAAACGCCGTTCGCGTCCGTGTGGTGGTCCGAGACGCGCGACGAGTGCGGCGGCGAGGACACGGCCGGCGTGATCGACATCCGCGGCTACGGCTGGAACCCGATCCTGTGCCCGCGCTGGGACGTCCTGGACGGCGTCTACGGCACCGGCCCGGGGCGCATCGGCATGCCCGAGGTGCTGGAATTGTACCGGCTGGAGCTCGATTCGCTCAAGGGCATCGCCCAGCGCGTGGACCCGCCGCTGGCCGCGCCCGAGGGCATGGAGGGCCGCGCGGTCAACACCTATCCCGGCGGCATCACCTACTATCCCGAGAGCACGGGGCGCGACCGCTCGCTGCACAGCCTCATCGACCAGCCGCCGGACGTGCAGGCGGTCGAAATGAAAATCTCCCAGGTCGAGGCGCGGCTGCGCCGCGTGTTCTACGCCGACCTGTTCAACGCGATCCTGACCGTCGCGAACACATCGGACACGCAGATGACCGCGCGTCAGGTCGAGGAGATGTCCGGAGAAAAAATTTCGTTGCTCGGGCCGGTCCTGACCAACTTGAACCACGGGCTTTTCGATCCGCTGATCGACGCGGTGTTCGCCGTCATGGCCGAGGCCGGGCTGATCCCCGAGCCGCCCGAGGCGATGGCCGGCGCGGAGTTCCAGGCGGAGTACGTGAGCACGCTGCACATGCGCCAGCAGGAAGAGGCGCGGTTGGGCGGCATCATGCGGTTCTCGCAATTCGCGAGCGGGCTGCTCGCCGTGTCTCCCGAGGCCGCCGACAAGATCGATGTCGACCAGATGCTCGACGAGGCCGCGCAGGCGCTGGCCGTGCCGGGCGGCTGCGTGCGCTCCGACAGGGACGTGCAGCAGATCCGCGAGGCGCGGGCGCAGGCGGCGCGCGAGCAGATGCAGGCGGCCCAGCAGGCGGAGCTGGGGCGGCAGGCGCCCGGCTACGCCGACGCCGCCAAGAAACTCAGCGAGACGCCGGCCGGCGGCACCAGCGCGCTCGAGGCGCTGCTCGGGGCGGCCGGGCCGACCGGCGGGGGGATGCTATGACCGACGAAACTACTTTACGCGACGTGCTGGACAGGCAGGCGCGCGAGCGCAACGCGCAGCTCGACGCGGACATCGCGGCGGTGCTGGAGACGCCGGCGGGACGCCGCGCGCTCATGGGGCTGCTCGCCAAGAGCGGCGTGTGACAGCGCACGGGCTGCGGCGACGGCGACGCGGTGCGGCTGGCCTACGCGGCCGGGCGGCGCGACGCCGGGGCCGACCTGCTGGGCGCGTGCAACCGGGCGGCGCAGGCGGCGGTCGCCCGCGCCATGCAGGAGAACAACGAACGCGTCGGCCGCTGGAACGAAGAGATCCAGTCCGCGCGGCAGAGGATGACGGAGGGAACGCGATGAAGAAGGTTTTCGGATACACGCTCATGGCCCCGGAGGACGGGGACGGCGGGGGCGCGGGCGGGGGCGGCTCTGTCCTGGACGGCGGCGCTGACAAGAGCGGCGCCGACAAAGGCGGCGCTGACAAGGGCGGCGCTGACAAGGGCGGCGCTGACAAGGGCGGCGCAGACAAGGGCGGCGCGGACAAGGGCGGCGCGGACAAGGGCGGCGCGTCAGGCTCGCTCCTGGCCGGGGAGGATGACGCCGGCGCGGCCGAGGACGGCAAGGACGGCAAGAAGCAGGAAGACGCCGCGCCCGACGTGAAGCCCGAGGAGATCGACGCGTACCTGGCGAAGATCAAAAAGATCGACCTGGACGGCGGCGACGGAGGCCCGGCCCCGGCATGGGACGACGGCGCGCTCAAGACGGTGGCCCCGCTCTTCATCAAGCACAAGATCGGCGACGCGGCCGCCAACGAGATCATCGCGGCCTACGCCAAGCACGTCAGCGGGCAGTACAGGGCCGCGCACGAGGCCGACCGCGCGGTCATGAAGTCCATGCGCGAAGAGTGCGGCAAGCGTTTCGGGGCCGACATCAAGCGCTTCGCGGCCGAGGGACGCCGCGGCGGCGAGCACGTGTTCGGCAAGGACCTCTTCCAGAGGCTCGCGCGCGTCGAGGCCTTCGGCAGCGATCCGGACATCATCGAGGCGCTGGCCAAGATCGGCCGGGGCCTCACGCGCGACGGCGCGGCCGGCGGCGACAAGGGCGGCGCGGCCGAGCGCTCCCTGGCCGACCGCATGTACGGCGGCAAATGACACAATCTCCCTGCGGCTGTTCGCGGGGGCAACGGAGGAAATGAATCATGGCGATCAAGGGAACACGCAACCCGACGCTGCGGGACCTGTACAACGGTCTCAAAGAGGACGGGTCGTTCGACCGCGACATCGTGGAGCTGGTCCTGGAGGCGAACTCCGAGCTGCTCGCGGACGCGGTGGTGAAAGAGGCGAACGGGCGGGAGAACGACCGGACCACGATCCGGACGGGCCTGCCCGACGCGACGTGGACGGCTTACTACGAAGGCGTCCAGCCGTCCAAAGGGAGCAAGAAGCAAGTGTCCAACGCCATCGGCACGCTCAAGAGCCTGATCCAGGTGGACAAGGAGCTGATCGACGACTCGCCCAACGGCGCCGAGGAGATGCTGGACGAGGCGTTCTCGCATGCCGAGGCGATGGGCAACGAGGTCTCCGACGCGATCTTCTACGGCAACATCAAGGTCAACGCCAAGAAGTTCAACGGGTTGGCGCCCATCTACAACGCCTTCGGCGGGCTTGACCCCAAGACGAGCGCCCACTACTGCATCCAGTCTTCGGCCCGCTCGACCAGCGCGTCCAACACCGCCCTGCGCTCGATCTGGCTGATCGGCTGGGGCCGTCGGGGCGCGTACCTGCACTATCCGCGCGGCAGCAAGGGCGGCCTGGAGCGCGGCCCCGTCAAGGAGAACACCATCACGGTCACCGATGACGGCGCTCGGCTCGAGGTGAAGGAGCAGTTCTTTAAGTGGAGGACAGGATTGACCGTCAAGGACTTCAGGTCCTGCGGACGCATCTGCAACATCGAGAGCAACAATCTCTCGACCTTGGACAAGGACATCGGCGAGGACATGCTGCGCCTCAAGACGCGCGTCAAGACGGGCGGCCTCAAGCCGGTGTTCTACATGCCCGAGAGCGTCTACGAGTGGCTCGCTGTCAAGACGCGCCGCCAGGTGCTCGTCACGAGCTTCACGTTCAAAGACGTCGGCGGCCAGGAGGTCATGCACTTCGACGGCATCCCGGTCCGCAAGCTGGAGTGCCTCGAAGTCAACGAGACGGTCGTCCCGGCCGCGACGTAAGCCACACCCTTCCGTCCCCCCTCCCGGCCCCCGCGTTCGCGCCCGGGGCCTGGAGGCTGGGGCGGGATCAACAGCAAGAAACCCCAAGGAACCACAGAATGAATCTCGACAAGAACCTCATGTTCAGCGAGACGCAGGACCTGGCCAGCGCGGCCAGCGCCAACATCCTCGACCTCAAAGACTGCGGCGACGACCTGTCCCGCAGGCTCAACGTGTTCGCCAAGATCGACGGCGGCGCGGTGGCGGGCGGAACCAGCATGGCGGCCAAGCTGGAGACCGGCGACGACGGCGAGAACTTCGAAGACCTGGTCACGTATCCGACACGGGCGATCGCCGACATCAACGCGGACGGCTGGATCGTCAAGCCGCAGCCGCTGCCGACCGGCGTCAAGCGCTACCTGCGGCTGACCTACACGGCCGTCGGCAGCTTCACCGGCGCGGGCAAGATCCTCGCAGGCATCACGCCCTCGCTCGACACGGCGCTGTAAAGGAGGCCCGGAATGCCCGTCTACACACTTAAACCCGGACACGCGCGGACGTTCCTGCTGGGCACGGCGCGCCGCCCCGGAGAGGCGGTGCACATCGCCTCTCCGGGGGCGCTCCCCCCCGCCGACCGCGAGGCGCTGGCCGCGCACTTCAACCTTGCGCCGGGCAGCGTCCCGGCGCAGGCGAACGGTCCGGCACCCGCCAGGCTGGCCAACGGCCTCACCGAGGAGCAGGCGCGGGCCAAGCTGCAGGGCGCGGGCGCGCCCGTCGCGGACACCCTCTCGGGAAAGCCGCTCGCAGACCTCTTCGACGCGGTCTTCAGCGCGGGCGGCACGGACGCGCCCAGCGCCGCCGTGCCGCCCAAGGACGCGGTTCCGACGCCTGACGCGGCGTCAGGGGAAGCGCCCGCGGACAGCGCGGACACGCCGCCCAAGGCCGCGCCGCCCAAGGCCGCGCGGGGCAAACCGCAGTAACGCGCCCCGCCGGGGGCATGGAGGACATGAAACATGGCGCTGCAGATCACCTACGACCGCGACAGGAAAACCGCCACGATCAACGGCGCGCTGGGGCTCTCCAGCGTCGAGACGGTGGCGGTAGAGTCCGCCGCGGGCGACGCGCTCGCGGCCGGCACGCTCTGCCTGCACGCCCCCGGCACGGACGCCGCGCTCGCGGAATGGGACGTCGCGTCGGGCGCGTGCGAGACCGACACCCGCGCGTCCGCGCTCACCGCGTGGTTCGCCGCGCGGCCGGGCCACGACTGCGCGGATTTCCGCATGCGGCTCAAGGACGCCGACGGCAACCTGCTCGGCGCGGGCTGCTGCCCGGTGGTCGACTCCTGCGCCGAGGGCGAGGGCTCCGACATCCAGGCGTCCGGCGGGCCGCTGGAGATCGAGGCCGGCGCGGAGATCGACGCCGGCACGCCGTGCATGATCGCCGCCGGGCTCGCGCAGCCGTGCGGGGCTGGCGACCACGCGCGCTTCGCGGGCATCGCGCTCGGCCACGCCGATTCCGGCGCGTTGGTGCGCATCGTCCGCTGGGGCGCCGTGACCATCCCGGGGTGGGGGCTCGCGCCCGGCGCGGCCTATTGGCTGCCGCAGGCGGCGGGCGATCCGCTGGCCCAGGCCCCGGCAGGCATCGCGCTCTGCGCGGGCACCGCGCAGGACGCCGACACGCTGGTCCTGACGGGCGGCCGGCTGGCCGTGCAGACCGCCGACCACGCCCTGCTCGGCTACGCCGTGTGGGACGCCGACGCGAACCGCGTGGCGATCGTGCCGGCGGCGACCACGGGCGGCGCGCCCGCGGCCGGGCGCATCGTGGCGGCGCGGGCGGACGGCACGCTCGACCCGGCCTTCATCTCGCCCGGCCCGCTGCTCGACGCGCTGGCCGCACGGTTCGCCGCCGTCGCGTCCCTGCTCCCGGAGGCCAGCATCGACGCCATCAACCTCAAACTCAACCAGATCATCGCGATCCTCAAGGGGGAATGATGCACCACCGCAGCACCGCAACCGCCGCCGCCGCGCTGGCCATCGCGCTGTGCGCGAGCCTGCCCGCCCGCGCACAGACCGCGCGCCTGGGCGGCCTGCCGGCATCCGCGCAGGTCGTGACCAACGAGCAGGACGCGGCCGCGCTCGCCGCGCTCAACGCCGCCAACGCCGTCATCAGCGCGGCCATCACCAACGAGGCCGCCCTGAGGGCCGCATGCGACGCCGCGGGGCTCGCAGCCCTGTACGGCACGAACGCCGTCCTCCGCGCGGCCCTCACCAACGAGGCCGCCCTGCGCGTCTCCGGCACCAACGAGGCCGCCAGAGCCGCGCTGCGCGCCTACCATTACGGATCGCCAGACATCGTGGAGAGCCCTGCCGAGTGGTTTAACGGCCAGGGAACGATCATTGGTTTTATTTCCGGCCCGGGCCGCACCAACGCCGTGATCCCCTGGGCAATCGGCGGCGTGGCGGTCACGAACATCGGGTCCACCGCGTTTTACCCCGAAGGCTCGACGATGCCGAGCACGTATCATTTCGGGAGATTCGTCAGATCCATCGGCGCACAGGCTTTCTTTTACAACACCGACGCGACGCATCTGTATTTCTCCGGGGACGCCCCTACAGTAGGCGCCAATGCGTTTTTAAACGCCAATGAAGGCCTTACCGCCACGGTAATCAATCCGCAGGCGACAGGCTGGGGCGCGACGCTCAGCGACGGCACCCGCTCAATCCCCGTCATACGCCCTGCGCTGCACACCGACCTGATGCGGATACAAGTCATGCAGCATGTCGACAGCTACACCAATCTCATCTGGCAGAGCATCTACTCAAACGGCTGGCATTGGCTTGTCGCCGTGACCAACACGCCGGGAGGTGCGCAATGAACGGCAAACGAGACGCGCGGCACCGCGACACGCTCTACGCCTGGATGCTCTTCGCCTGGTGGCTGCTGTTCGCCGGCCTCGTGATCGGCGTCATGTGCGCGCACGCTGCGAGGGCATCCGTCACAAACTGGCCGTCCGCGCAATACCTCATGGTGGACCAGAACGGGAGCATCGTGCCGCCCGGCTACGCGGCCGGCCTGGAGGAGATCGCCCGCACCGAGGCCGAGGCCGCCGCCGCGCAGGCCGCCGCGCAGGCCGTCGCGGCCGCGACCGAGAGCGCCAGCAACACGATCGACGAGATCGTCAGCGTGCTCACAGGCTCGATCGGCTTCGGCTACGTCACGGGCCACACCGTCGGCATCGGCGGCACCGTGCAGGTCTCGACCAACGCCTCGGCGCAGATCGTGTACTGCGAGTTCGGCGCGGCCGGCACGTCTAACATCCTCGGCACCGCGCACACCGGGCATTACATCTGGCACGCCTACAGCGAGGCGATGAACGCGATGCCCGCGATCAAATACAAGACGAACCTCGAGGCGACCAACGCCTGGGAGTTCGCCGAATACCAGAGCACGGCGGAATACACCTCGCACACCGTCAACGGCGTGACGTACGACACCGTCTACCGCTCGACGGTGTGGCTGCCTTCCGCGCTGGACTCCTCATTTTTTCTTGCGTTCTGCGAGATTCTCGGCGGCGGGCAGGCCGGCGGGATCTTCACCGTCGAGACGGGCTTCTCCATCGGCGGCAAGACGGGCTTCACCGGCACCGTGCAGCGCGACGGCCTTTGGTGGACGTACCAATGCGGGGCGCTCATGTCGGTCACAAACGAGGTGCCGCAATGAAAAAAGTGAGACTCTCCATAGACAAGCTCCTTTTCGCGGCGCTGGCCATCGCGCTCGCCTACACCGCCTATCCGACCGGAAAGCAGAAGCAGGCGGGCGGCCTGCGCCTGAGCCGGCCCGTCGAGACGCCGTCCGGCGTTCACCTGTCCTGGACGGGCGGGCAGGCCGGAACCACCTATTCGATTTACCGCAAGGACAACATCGAGGGCGCGACATGGGAGAGGATCGCTGTCGGCCTGTCCGGCGCGAGCGGCACGTTCTTCTATCCGCTGTTCACGCTCGACCGCGATATCTCCTACAGGATACAGGCGGAGGCCGCCGAATGACCCGGCACGCCCCTATAGCTTCTCTGCGCCTCTGCGTCTCTGCGTTTATCATCGCCGCGCAAGCCCAAGCCCAAACATCGAACGTCGAGACGGTGAAGGCCTGGACGCGCACGCACGTCATGGGCCTGCCGGGCGGCACGCTGCGCGACCCGACCGGCAGCATCGCCGAGGGCCAGCGCGCGGCCGCCGCGGCCGCCCTTTCCGGCGCGAGCAGCAACATCGTGTCGGGCGCGGCCGAGGGGCTCACCAACGCGCTGGAGCGGCTCTGGGCCGTCGCCGCCGAGACCAACAGGTTCACGGGCCGCCTCTACCTCGCGGCCGACATGGAGGCCGATCCGGACTGCGAGAACATCGAGGCGTATGTGGTGGCCGAGAGCGCGGGCACCGGCGGCCTCATGCACTGCTACACGCACTACACGCGGCAGCTCGCCGAAGCGCCGCGCACCGTCTGGTCGTTCGAGCTTGCGCCCGGCACCGTCTATTGGGCGCCCGGAGCGATCGACACCAACGCGCCGCTCACGAACGTGCTCGGCTACGCCTGCTACGACATCCGCGTGCAGCGCCCGCCGCAGGCCGGAAACATGATCCTGCGCACCCACAGGTTTCTCAGGTGGGGCGCGCCCGACACGCCGCTGGACGTCTCCGACGACGGCATCGAGATCGTTTCCGGAGGCGTCACGAACAGGCCCTACACCGGCCCCGCCGTGTTCACGGACGGATCGCATGAGGTCACCGAAACTTACCTTTCCGGATTCCTGTACGCCGTCATAACCAACGAGGTCCCGCAATGAGAAACGCACTGGCCATACTGTTGATTGCCGCCGCGTCGGCCGGAATCTCCGCGCCCAGGGAAGTCTGGCTCACGCCCGAGCGACGCGCCCAGCTCAAAGCCATCACGTCGCGCCCCTATGTGACCGCGCGCGAGGACCTGGGGAACGGCACCGAGCGGCTGGAGTGGCGCAACGGCTCGCGCGAATGGGCCACCACGCAGGCCGTGCGCCGCGTCGCCGGGGCGAAGGCCAGGAATCCGCACGCCGAGGCCCGGCGCGAGGCGGCCGAGGCGAAAGCGGAGAAAGACGCGATGCTCAAAGACATCAGGACGCTCGCGCAGAAACCCAAGGTCACGCCGGCCGAAGTCAAGGCCGTGGCGGACAGGCACGGCGACAAGGCCGGCAACCGGAAGTGAGGGGGCGAGATGGCGGGACACGCGGCGGCAGACCATGACTGCATCCAGGAGACGCGGCTCGCGGGCATGGAACGCGAGATCGGCACGCTCAACGACAAGGTGTGGCGGGGCAACGGCAAGCCGGCGCTGACCGAGCAGATCGCCGTGCAGGCGCAGACGGTCCGGGCGCTCTGCTGGCTGGTCGCCGTCACGTGCGCGGCGGTGATCGCGCAGATCGTGGCGATGATTTTCAAGGCCCGCGGAGGATGATGAGCGGGCGGCGGCTTCCCGGTCCGGACGGGTGTCCGGGCCGGGACCGCGCCGGACAAAACATCAAGGGGATCGGAACACCCTCCGGCGCGGTTTTACAAAAAAGAAAGGCGGAAGGCATGAACGCATTTTGGAGCGTGCTGGCGAGGATCGGGCTTGCGCTGGTTTCGGCGCTGCCCGTCGAGCGGGTGGCGGCCGCGCTGCTGGACCGGCTGGTACAGAAGACGGACGGCGCGAACATCGACAAGGCCCGCGCGACGGCGGCGCACCTGGCCGAGCTGGCCGAGCTGTTCGGCGACGTGCTGGCCGACAAGCAGGTGACCGAGATCGAGGTCGTCGCGATGAAGACCACGGTCATGCGGGCGCGCGAGCTGCTGCTGGAGCAGTGGGCCGACGGCAAGTCGGCCAAGACGCTCCAGACCGAACTCGCCAAGACCGGCCTGACGGCGTCCTACGCGCAGTTGGCGGAGGCGGCCCGTGCCGGCGCGTGAGGCGCGGCCCGCGCGCAAGGCCCGCAAGGCGCGGAAGGCGAGGGAACCGGGAAAGGCCCGTCCCGCCCGCAAGGCGCGGGACGCGGAAGCGTTGAGAGACACCGAGGGAACAGAGCCGGAAGACCGGCAGAAAGGCCACGAAAAATGAAACGGAACATCGGAATCATCGGCCGAGCCTCAATGGCCGGCCTTGCGGCGGCTCTCGCGGGCTGCATGACGAGCGTCAGATCGACATGGGACCAGAGCCCGGACGGCACGATCCACGCGGCCGTCAGCGTCCGGAGCACCGGCACGCAGAGCGAGGCGCTGGCCAAGGGGTTCGACGCCGGGCCGCAAGGGTCGATTCTGGAGGACGCGAGCGGCAAGCAGGACTCGACGGCGGCCGTCGCGGCCATCCGCGACGTGTTCGTCGCGTTCGCGCCGATCCTGAACACGCTGGCCGCGGGCGCGGCCGTCCCCGCGCGTCCGGCGGCCGACGGTGCGGAGGAAGGCGCGGCGCAGAGCGTCGGCGAGATCCTGCGCGGGACGCCTGGCGGCGAGACGGTCCACAGCGCGGAGAGATTCACCGGGTCGCCCGGCCCCGCCGGCGAGGGCGTCTACGGCCGCGCGTCGTGCGCGCGGTGCCAGGCCTACGCGGCGGCGCATCCCGAAGCCCAGCTCATCGACCTCGACGCCGGCGCGAACCGCGCCGACATGTGGGCCGCGCTCAGGCTCAGAGGCTACGCCGGGCAATCCGTGAGCCTGCCCGTGAGCATCACGGCGGACGGCTACACGCAGGCCGCGCGCTGAAACCAGGAACCAGAAACCAGAAACCAGAAACCGGGAACCGGGAACCATGACAACCCTCGACATCTGCAACATGGCGCTTTCCTCGCTCGGGCACGAGCGGCGCGTGACCGACCTGGCCGCGCAGACGAAGGAGGCGGCGCTCTGCTCCACGTGGATCAACGCGGCGCGGCAGAGCGTGCTCGGGGCGGCGTTCTGGCCCGGCCTCGCGCGCGTCTCGCCGGAACAGGACGGCGAGCCGGACGGCGCGTTCTGGCGCTACCCCGCGCCGTGCCGCGGCCGGGCGCTGCGCCTGGAGGCGCGCGCGCCGGACGGCGCGCCGGCCGACATCGCCGCCTCTGACGGGCGCTCGCTGCTGCTGGGCATCCCGCGCGCGTCCTTCCGCCACATGCCGGACACGGAAGACCCGGAAGAGTGGACGCCCGCCGTGCGCGACGCGGTGGCGGCGGAGCTGGCCGCGCGCATCGCCTACGCGCTCACCGGGCAGCGCCGCGCTGCGGCGGACGCCCGCGAGGCCGCGCGCGGCGCGCTCTCCCGGGCCCGGGCGGACGCCGCTAACCTGACGCGCCGTCACGGCGAGCGCAACCGCTACGCGGACGCCCGGCTGGAGGGCGCGACATGATCCGCACCGTCCGTCAGAGCTTCGCGGCGGGCGAGCTGGCCCCGGAGCTGCACATGCGCGGCGACCTGGCCGCGTACCAGAAGGGCGCGGCGCTGCTCTACAACATGATCGTGCGGCGCACCGGCTCGGCCCAGAAGCGCCCCGGAACCGACGCGCTCGACGTGGCGGCGGGCTTCCCGGCGGGGGGCGGCCCCGTCCGGCTGATCCCGTTCTACTACGACGCGTCGCTCTCCCTCGTGCTCCTGGTCGCGGCCGGGGCCGTGCGCGTGTACCAGGTGTCGCCGGATTTGGAATTCGACCGCGAGTTCGAGTGGAGCGGCTGGACGGCGGAAGACGTGGCGGGCATGCGCGCGCGCCAGGCGGGCGACACGCTCTTCGTCACGGCCCCGGGCCGCCTGCCCTGCCGCCTGGTGCGGACGGCCGCGACCGGCGCATGGACCATCCTGACCGAGCGCGTGACGCCGCTGCCATCATCGGCCGTCACGCTCTCGGCATCCGGCAACGCGGCGTTCAGCGATCCCGGCTCTGGCTACACGCCGCAGACGTTCAGGTATGCCGTGTTCGAGGATGTCGGCGGCCTGCTCCAAATGGCCAAATCCGCCAGTTATACGGGCGGCTGCGCGCCGTGGCCGCCCGGCGGACGCGTCACGCTGTCGCTCGGCATCACGGGCTACCATCCCGAATCGCGCTTCATTTTCACCAAACGCTGGGGCGCGGGTTACGGCGTGATCGGCGACGTCACCCAGCAATCCGCCGCCGACACCTCGTTCACGTTTTACGACGACAACATCGCGCCCAACGAGCAGGTGCCCTACCAGACCGTCATCCGCTCGGCCGCCGACGACGCGGGCGGATACGCCATCATGGACATCCACCAGCAGCGGCAGGTGCTCTGCGGCAACGCCGCCGCGCCGTGGACGCTCTGGTTCTCGCGCCTGGGCGACCTCTACGCCTGGTACTCCAACCGCCCGGCGGACGACGCCGACCCGTTCCGCGCCTCGCTGCCGGCCCTCCGGGCCAGCGAGATCCGCCACACGGTCGCGGGGCGCCGGCTGCTGCTGTTCACGACCGACGGCATCTTCGCGGTGCACGCGGGCGGCGAGGGATTCTCCGCGCGCACCTGCCAGATCGAGCGCGTCAGCCCGGCCGGCGCGGGCGCGGCCCCGCCGCTCGACACCGGCGCGGCGGTGCTCTTCACGGCCGAGGACGACCGCGCGCTGCTCGAGATGCGCTACAGCTTCGCCGAGGACGCTCACGTCACGGTCGACCGGTCCGTCCTGGCGCGCCACCTCACCGAGGGCGCTTCCGTGGTCCGCACCGCCTGGCAGGCGTGGCCCGACGGCATCCTCTGGGCGCTGCTGGACGACGGCTCGCTGCTGGCCTTCACGTATCTTCCGGAGCACGAGGTGTTCGCCTGGTCGCGCCACGGGGTGCGCCTGGCCGGGCAGGCCACCGCGCCAGAGGAAGGCCCGCCGCCCGCTTACATCGTGGACATCGCCGCGACAGGGGCCGTGCTGCGCGACACCCGCGTCCGGGAGGCGCGGCGCGACGCGACCTCCGTCTGCGTGCTGCTGGCCATGAACGGGAGCGTGGACCCGCCCGCCTACACGCTGCTGCGCATGCGCGCGGGCGGCCCGGGAGCCGACGGCTGCATCGACTGCGCCCGCGCCGCCGTCGGAGGCGCTGAGGGCGTCACCGCGGCCCTGCAGCCGGGGGACGTCTGGCGCGTCGACGGCGGCGCGTGGCAGACCGCGTCCGAGGCCGGCGAGGTTTCCGCCGCGCAGGACGAGACGCTCGAATGGGGCGTGCCGGTCGAGGCCGCGCTGGAGACGCTGCGCCCGGAAAGCCCCGACCGCCCGGCGCAGGCCCTGCGGCGGCGCGCCGTGTCCGTCACCGTGCGCACGCTCGACAGCGGCCCCTACACGGCCGCGGACGCCTCGACTCCGGACGCCGCCTCGCCGATGCAGGGCGGCGGCGGCCGCGAGGCCGCGACCGACGAGAAGCTGCCGCCCCTCTCGGGATGGGACTGGGACGGGCGTGTGCGCATCGCGAGCG